CATGTCCCTCAACACCCACTGGTTCGAGGTGAGCGCAACGCGGGTGCTGCCGGCCAAGTGGATCGCGGAACTGGTCGAGCGCGACCTGAAACTGGGCACGCGCTACTGGGGCGTTGAGGGGCGGCTGTGGTCAGCAGAGAACCCTGACAGTTACGCGGGCGTCCACAACTTCGCGGGCGTCATGCTGGTGTTCGATGAGGCGAGTGGTATTGATGACAGTATATGGGCGGTGGCCAGCGGCTTCTTCACGGAGAATACTCCTAATCGTTTCTGGCTTGCTTTTAGCAACCCCCGCCGAAACACAGGATATTTCTACGAGTGCTTCAACTCCAAGCGCGACTTCTGGCGAAACAAGGTTGTTGACGCTCGAGGGGTGGAGGGAACTGACAAGGCCGTTTATCAGCAGATCATCGACGAGTATGGACCCGACTCCGCGCAGGCGCATGTGGAGGTCTACGGGGCGTTCCCGAACGCATCAGATGACCAGTTCATACCGTCATCGCTGGTCATGGACGCGCAGTCACGGCCGCCATCGCAGGACCAGAGCGCACCGATAGTGGTGGGGGTGGACCCGGCGCGGTTCGGGGCGGACGCCACGGTCATCGCTATCAGGCAAGGCAGAGACATCATCGGCATCCGGCGCTACCGAGGCGACGACACCATGGAGGTGGTGGGGCGCGTGATCGACGTGATCGAGGAGTTCAAGCCGACGCTGGTGGTGGTGGACGAGGGCGGGCTGGGGGCGGGCGTCGTCGACCGGCTCAAGGAGCAGCGTTACAAGATCAGGGGGGTTAACTTCGGGCAGAAGTCGGCCAAGCCCATCATGTTCGGGAACAAGCGAGCCGAGATGTGGCACGCCATGCGCGAGTGGCTGAAGACGGCGTCGATCCCCAACGACCGGTTTCTGAAGTCGGACCTGACCGGGCCGATGATGAAGCCGGACAGCAAGGGGACCATCTTCCTGGAGAGCAAGAAGGACATGAAGGCGCGTGGCTTAGCATCTCCAGATGCTGCGGATGCGATTGCCGTGACGTTCGCATACCCCGTGGCCCACCGCGAAGCGCGCCCGATGGACAGGCGACCGCGACTAAGTTATGGTGGCGGGGCTAATTCTTCTGGATGGATGGCGTCATAATGGCTGGCAAGAAAGCAACCCCCGCATCAGGCACGGGCCGCGTCATGGGCGACGCACAGATGAGTTCAAGCAGCCCGGCAACGTATGGTTTTTTGCCGCCGGGGTCGGAAACCCGCGAGTTTGCGCCGGGGCCGGCTACGCCACCAAACATGAATATGGCAGCCATGCGCGGGTACACCCGCAACGCTCCATACATGGAAGAAGTCCTTAGCGATCCGCAGACCATCATGCGCGAGATATACGGATTACAGACAGCCATGGCGCGTAATCCTGGCGCGGCTGACGAAACAAGCGCATATCGGCTACGTATTCTTCAGCAGGCGTTGCAAGACATCTATGGAATGCAGCCATCGCGCTCCGACGTGTTTACCGCTCGCGCGGTAGGCCCAACTACTCCGATGCGCTAATGCCTAAATCTGTCTCATTATCCGTAGGGCGCGGCGAGAAGCTGCCGACGAAGCAGGGCGCTGGCCTGACCGCCAAGGGACGCCAGAAATACAATGCTGCGACGGGCAGCAAACTGAAGGCCCCCGCGCCGAACCCCAAGACGGAAGCCGACAAGGGGCGTAAAAAGTCCTTCTGCGCCCGTATGGGCGGCGTCGTGGCTAAGTCGAAGAATCCAGAACGCGCTAAAGCCTCGATGCGGAGATGGAACTGTGGCAAGTAAGCCGGGGCTCTACGCCAACATCCACACCAAGAAGGCCCGCATCAAGGCCGGGTCGGGCGAAAAGATGCGCAAGCCGGGGGCCAAGGGCGCTCCAACGGCCGACGCCTTCAAGCAGTCCGCCAAGACAAGGAAGAAGTAATGCCCCTCGTCAAGTCATCCAGCAAGAACGCTTTTCGCAAGAACGTGGCGACTGAAGTGAAGGCGGGCAAGCCGCCGAAACAGGCCGTGGCAATCGCCTACTCGGTCAAGCGCGCGGCTCCCAAGAAGGGCAAGTCTTGTGGCAAATGACGTAACCGCCGCTGGCAAAGTGTCCGAGGCCGACGATACGGATCGTCTGGCCACCATGCGCCATCGCTTCACGGTGGCGCAGACGGCTTATAGTGACAGCCGCGAGGACGAGCTCGACGACCTCCGGTTCATGGCCGGCTCGCCCGACAATGCATGGCAATGGCCGGCGGACGTGCTGGCGACCCGCGGCGCGGTGCAGGGGCAGACGATCAACGCGCGGCCGTGCCTGACGATCAACAAGCTCCCGCAGCATGTGCGGCTTGTCACCAACGAGCAGCGGCAGAACCGCCCGACTGCCCGCGTCATCCCCGCCGACGAGCAGGCCGACCCCCGCGTGGCGGAAATCTTTGACGGCATCGTGCGGCATATTGAGTATATGTCCGACGCCGACGTGGCCTATGACACCGCCTGCGACAACCAGGTCACTTACGGTGAGGGTTACATCCGCATCCTGACGGAATATACGAAGGAAGACTCCTTCGATCAGGACATTCGTATTGGCCGCGTCCGTAGCTCGTTCTCGGTCTACATGGACCCGATGATCCAAGACCCCTGCGGTCAGGACGCCGAGTGGTGCTTCATTACGGAAGACATCCCCAAGGCTGAGTATGAGCGCATGTATCCCGACGCCACCCCGGTCACGGGGATGATGTCGCAGGGCGTGGGCGACCAAAATCTGTCTCAGTGGCTCACGCAGGAGACGGTTCGGATTGCTGAATATTTCTATATCGAACACCGCAAAGCGACGTTGAACCTCTACCCCGACAATATCACCGCGTTTGACGGGACGCCCGAAGATAAGCGCCTCAAGGCGGCCTATGGCAAGCCATTGCGCTCGCGCGAGAGCGACCGCCGACAGGTCAAGTGGGTCAAAACCAACGGCTACGAAGTGCTGCAAGAGCGCGACTGGGCGGGCAAGTATATCCCCGTCGTCCGCGTCGTCGGCAATGAGTTTGAGGTGGACGGGCAGCTTTACATCAGCGGGCTGGTGCGCAACGCCAAGGACGCCCAGCGCATGTATAACTACTGGGTCAGCCAAGAAGCCGAGATGCTGGCGCTGGCGCCCAAAGCGCCGTTTATCGCCTATGGCGGTCAGTTCGAGGGGTATGAGAACAACTGGAAGACCGCCAACACCAATAACTGGCCGTATCTTGAGGTAAATCCTGATGTCACCGATGGGGCCGGAAACCCCCTCCCCCTCCCTGAACGCGCCCAACCTCCGATGGCTCAAACGGGCCTTATCCAAGCCAAGATGGGGGCGGGCGAGGACATTAAATCGACCACTGGCCAATACGATAGTAGCATTGGGGCGACTTCCAACGAACGGACGGGTCGTGCGATCCTGGCTCGGGAAAGGCAAGGCGACACGTCTACTTATCATTATGTCGACAATCTCTCGCGGGCGGTGAAATACGTTGCGCGGCAGTTGGTTGATCTGATCCCCAAGATTTACGACACGCAGCGCGTCGCCCGTATCATCAACGTCGAGGGTGATGTCGACATGGCGCGCATCAACCCGGCGCAGCCGGAGGCGGTCAGAAGTGTCGTAGACCAGAACGGGATTGAAATCGCCAAAATTTACAACCCGAACGTCGGCACTTACGACGTTCAGGTGTCTTCCGGCCCGAGCTACATGACCCGTAAGCAGGAAGCCATGGACACGATGGGTCAGATTTTGCAGACCAACCCGGCTCTTTGGAGCGTTGCGGGCGACCTGTTCGTTAAGAACATGGACTGGCCGGGTGCGGAGACAATGGCCAAACGGTTTGAGAAGATGCTCGACCCGAAAGTGCTGCAAGACACCGACGAGTCGCCGGAAGCCCAGGTCATGCGCCAGCAAATGGAGCAGATGGCGCAGGCCATGGAGCAGACAACCGCGCAGATTCAGCAACTTATGCAGTCGTATGAAATGCAAAAACTGGCGATTGACGAGCAGAATAGCCAGATCAAGGCTTACGAGGCTGAAACCAAGCGGATTCAGGTTACGCAGCCCGCCATGACGCCCGAGCAGATTCAGGACATCGTGCAGGGCACCATCGCGGCAGCGCTGGATATGGGCGATATTGTCCCTAATAGCCCGCCCATGCAGACTTTACCGGAGTTTGAACAATGAGTTGCGCTGATTTGATTGGGCAACTGTTTTTGGCGCGGGATGTGACCCATTCTGTGCATCTGAACACGCGGTCCTATGCCAAACACAAGGCTCTGGGCGGCTTTTATAGCAGGGTCATCGACCTGACGGATGATTTGGTAGAAACCTATCAGGGTCGGCATGGTCTTATCGGGCCGATTACGCTCCATTCGGCGGAAAAAACAGGAAATGTCGTTGAATTTCTTGAAGATTCGCTGAAAAAGATTGAAAAAGGCCGGGAAGAGTTCGGCGACGATACGGCCATTCAGAACATTGTCGACGAGATAGTTGGCTTGTATCTGAAAACGCTGTATAAATTGAAATTCTTGGCGTGAGGCTGACATGGAACTTTTGAATCCGCTTGCTGACGGTAACTTTCCGGGGCGAACCATCACTTATACCGGCACGGCTGGGTCTACAGCAACATGGCCGGCGGGCCCGCAAGGCGTTGTCGTATGGGCCACAACTGCATGTTATGTGATTGTCGGCGAGGGCGTCACGGCTACGACAGCGTCTACTCCAATTCCGGCTAATACGCCAATTCCGTTTACTGTGCCTTCCGGTACGGGTTCACCTTGGCGGGTTAGCGCTATCCAAGTATCTTCCGGGGGGTCGGTTTATTGTAAACCGATTAACATTCGATGAGTTTTGGTGTCGCCCTTCGAAATGCCGTCTCCATCGGGCTCGGCGGTATTATTAGTTTCGTATCCGGCGACACAAGCATTGCTCCGGCTATCTCTGACGGCATACTTTTGGAAAATAACGTCGATTTTCTTATGATGGAAGACGGCGCCAGCTACCTGTTGCAAGAGGCATAAAATGGCCAATACCAGCATTTCTAACCTCGCAGCGGGCGCAGCCGTATCCGCGACAGATATTGTGCCGAACGTGCAAACGGCCGGCGTAGGCCCAGTAAAGACGACTGCGGCGCAACTTAAGACATTTATGAGCAACAGCCCAACGCTTGTAACGCCCGCTCTTGGCGTAGCCAGCGCGACAAGCATCAATAAGGTTGCGATTACTGCGCCTGCGTCCGGATCGACGCTAACAATAGCTGACGGCAAAACTTTAACAGCAAATAATACATTGACGCTTGCTGGCACGGACAGCACGACGATGACGTTCCCGTCTACGAACGCGACGATCGCGCGAACAGACGTCGGGCAAACATTTACAGGGTCACAGACCTTTAGTGGCGACACTTTTAGCTTTACGTCCGCCGTTAATTTCACTCCTCAACTTACAGTCTGGAATCAAACGGCGAACGGTAATTCTGCCTATTACATACTGCAAAAATCGCGCGCCGCAAGCGGCGCGGGCGCGGCAGTTTCGGTGAACGATACGCTAGGAATTATTTTGTTCCGAGGCGCGGACACAGGCGGCGTTATTCGTAATTGTTCCAACATACAATCTATAGTAACCGCTGTAGGCGCGTCTTCGGTAGATAGCGCGATAAGATTTGTGACTACAGGCACCACATCATACGTCAACTATTTGATTAATAACGTAGAAACGGTTCGTTTTGATATTTCTGGCAATATTCTCTTGGGGACAACGACTAGCCCCACCACTGGCACGCAATGTCTTACTATAGAAACAGGCACCGCACCAACCGCGACGCCAGCGGATACGGTAACAGTATATTCAACTGACAGGAGCGCGGGAAATACGATTCCGTCTATTTATTGTGAAGGAACTGGCGTCACCGACGCCGCTATAACTAACGTAACAGTAACGAATAAGATTGCGGTCAGAGTAAACGGAACAATATATTATCTTCTTGCCACCACCAGCGATGCGTAAGGCAAAACAATGAGCAACCAATATAAATGGGTCATTTCTCAACTAGAATGTTACCCGGAACACAGCGGCTTCTCGGACGTTGTTTTTAGTATTCACTGGCGACGTCAGGCGACTGATGGCATACGTTCTGCTGAAATATATGGCTCGCAATCAATAGCTTTGTCTAATGAAACATCTTTTACGCCGTATGCTGATCTGACATTAAATCAAGTTGTTAGTTGGCTTGAAAGTGCTATGGGCTCTGACAAAGTTGCTGAGCTTAATACACTTCTTGATAATAAAATCGAGGAGATTAAAAATCCTGTTATTGTACGCCCCACGCTGCCGTGGGTGTAATTAAAACGGCGCGGGAGGTTGTCTGCTCGGCCCGCGCTGTTCTCCACCGGGCAGATATACCTTGGAGAAGGTTATGTTTACTATAGATGAGCTTCAGAAGCTCTTGCAGATGCTGGACATCGCAACGAAAGCTGGCGGCCTCGCCATAGCTAACGAAGCGCTTCCCTTGGCACTTAAAATTCAAGACCTTGCAAATGGTATTGTTGACGCCCGCGCTGAAAAAGCGTAATATTTGTAAACCGACTAGCCGGATAGCTAGGTAAAGGAGTATCGCCTTGAGCGACGAAGAACAGGCTGTAGTGGAGATCAGCCCCGCGCCGGAACCGGAAGCCACGGCAGCACCGGAGACCGCTGTAGAGACGCCGGAGGAACAGCAGCCTACAAAATCGTTCACTCAGGAAGAGCTGGACGCCATTGTAAGCAAGCGCCTTGCAAGAGAACAGCGGAAATGGGAACGTGAGCAGGCCCAACGGCTTGCGGAGCAACAGGTCAGACAACCTGTCGCACCTCCTGCGGACCCCAACGATTTCGAGTCGGCTCAGCAATACGCGGAAGCGTTGGCGGAGCAGAAGGCTCGGGAGATGTTGGCTCAGCGCGAGGCCGCAAGGCAACAGGCTGAGATCATTGAGTCCTATCGCGACCGTGAAGAGGAAGTGAGGGAAAAATACGAAGACTTCGAGCAAGTCGCGTATAACCCCAATCTACCCGTCACGGACGTTATGGCTCAGGCTATTCAGGCTTCTGACATTGGCCCCGAGGTAATCTACTTCCTCGGCTCCAACCCGAAAGAAGCCAGCCGTATATCCCGTTTGTCGCCCGTCTTGCAGGCAAAAGAGATCGGTAAGATTGAGGCCAAACTGGTCGACAATCCGCCGGTCAAGAGGACATCAACCGCGCCAGCGCCTCTTGCGCCTGTCACGGCAACCCGGTCGAACTCTGGCCCGAGACGAGACACGACGGACCCCCGGTCCATAAAAGAAATGTCGACGTCGGAATGGATTGAAGCGGAACGTCAGCGACAGATCAAGAAGTGGGAAGCGCAGAATCGGAGATAAGGAATGTCTAATTCGCTTCTTACCATTGACATGATTACTCGCAAGGCTTTGGAAATCCTTGAGAATAATCTTGTCCTGACCCGCACGGTCAACCGCCAGTATGACGACTCTTTCGCCGTTGAAGGCGCGAAGATCGGCTCGACCCTCCGTATCCGTCTGCCCGACCGCGCGCTGGTCACGGACGGCGCGGCGCTTCAGGTGCAGGACGACAACGAGCAGTACACCACGCTCGCGGTTTCCAGCCAGAAGCACATCGGCGTTAACTTCACGACCGCCGAACTGACCATGCAGCTCGACGATTTCGCCGAACGTGTTCTGAAGCCGCGTATTTCGCAGCTCGCGTCGTCCATCGACGCCGACGTTGCGAACGCCTTCAAATATATCGGCAACTCGGTCGGCACGCCGGGCACGACCCCGGCTACCTCGTTGGTTCTGCTTCAGGCTCAGCAGAAGCTCAACGAGAACGCCGCTGTCATGTCGCCGCGCTATGCGACGGTCAACCCGGCTGCAAACGCCGCGCTGATCGAAGGCATGAAGGGCCTGTTCAACCCGGTGTCCACTATTGCCAAGCAGTTCAAGAGCGGCATTTTTGGCGAAGGCATCCTCGGCTACGATGAACTGAATATGTCGCAGTCAATCAAGCAGTTCACGACTGGCTCGCGCGCTGGCACGGTTACGGTCAATGCTACGGTCACAACTGAAGGTTCCACGACTGTCGTTTTGACAGGTCTTACTACGACCACGATCAAGGCTGGCGACGTGTTTACCATCGCTGATGTCTATGCCGTTAATCCGCAGACCCGTGAGTCGACTGGTTCGCTGTATCAGTTCGTGGCTTTGGCTGACGTTACCGCGTCGACCACTGCTTCGGTCACTGTCCCGGCGATGTATTCGGCTTCGCAGGCTCTGGCTACGGTCGACGCTCTGCCGGTTTCTGGGAAGGCCGTGACCTTCCTCGGCGCTGCTTCGACGCAGTATCCGCAGAACCTGGTCTACCACAAGGACGCCATCGCGTTCGCCACCGCCGACCTTCTGCTTCCGCAGGGCGTCGATATGGCATCGCGCCAGGTCCATAACGGTATTTCGCTCCGCGTTGTCCGTCAGTATGACATCAACAACGACCGACTGCCCTGCCGTATTGACGTTCTGTATGGCTACAGCGTCATTCGTCCGCAGATGGCGGTTCGTCTTTGGGGCTAATAGGAGGGGCGCAAGCCCCTTCTTTCATCTCAGATTAAGGAGCAATGAACCATGGCTATTACTACGCAGGGTGCGTCTTACCCACTTGAATCGTTTGGCCCGACTCCGCCTCTTTCCCAGGGCACGGGCGGCTATCAGCTTGGCGCCGGCAACCTCAACGAACCGTTGATGTTTGCTACGGCGGTCCCGGCTACGGCGACCGCGTCGGCTACTCTGACGGCCAACCAGGTGCTTAACGGCATCCTGCTTGGCTCGCCGGGCGGCACGGCGGCTTCGTATCAGCTTCCGACGGTTGCTGCTCTCGAAGTCGGCATTCCTTCGGCGTCTAGTGTTGGCGATGCGTTTGACTTTTCGGTCATGAATGTCGACGGTTCGGGCACCGGCGTTATCACGCTGACGACCAATACTGGCTGGACGCTGGTGGGTCTGATGACTGTGGTGGCCACGGCCGGCACGTCGCAGATGTTCCGCGCCCGCAAGACGGGTTCCGGCACTTGGACGCTGTATCGTCTCGGCTAATCACAGGAGAAGGCAATGCCTAATACGAAAGCTATCGGCGTTGCCTTCTCTGATCCTGAGCTTGTAAGTGGCACGACCATTTCAGGCGCAGCGATCAGCGGAGGCACTACGCTGGATTCAACCTCCAAGGTTGCGTCCAACATTGCCAGCGGCTTGTCCATGAGCCAGCAGGGCGCGACGATTGCCGTTACTACCGCAGGCACAAATGATGTTTTTATGATCGCACCGGCTGCGGGCGTGCTGACATCGGCGTTGTTCTCGGGCGTTGACGCGCTGACGGCAAACGACACCAACTATATCACTTTTGGTATCACCAACCTTGGTCAGGCTGGCTCGGGAACGGCAGCTATGCTAGCGGCGACCGACGTCAACACGACCAAGGCGACCGGCGGCACTGGGCTTGCCGCAAATACTGTGCGTTCGCTTACGCTCAACGGCACGGCCGCCAATCTAGTGGTTGCGGCTGGCGACCGTATCCGCATCCGCGCGACGGTTTCTGGAACGCTTGCTAATACGGTGACGTTCCCAGTTTACAGACTGACGTTTACTGTCGCTTAATTCAATCTTACGGGCGGGCTACGGCCCGCCTGGCCCTTACCATAGGTGTAAAATGGCTGTAATATATCTGCGCCATCCGGTTCACGGTCTTAAAGTCGCGTCTATGGATTTAGAGGCTGATGCTGACCGCGAAAACGGCTGGACTGACTATGACCCATGCGAGATGACGCCCGCAACGGACAATGCTATAACCCGAAGACGCGGACGCAGACCAAAGGCTGATTATGAGACTGATTTACGCTCTTCTTGCGGTTCTGATCCCTCAGATAGCGCAGTCACAAACATATTCACAGATGCAATGGGGCATGAATAATGCGGCCAATCCTTATGGAATTGGCATAAAACTTGGCACCTCTTGGTTTGATGTTGGCAGCATATCCTCGACAGGAAATCTGTCTTGGGTAAGTGTTCAGGACAATGTCGCTGGCGGGTCTTATTTTGGTGTGCCGAACGCTAAATTTGACGGCGTGACCGATGACACTGCGGCCATTAATTCGCGTATCTCAAATATCAATACCGCCGGAGGCGGCACGCTCTATCTCCCGTCCGGCACCGCCTATCTGGCGTCACCTATTCTTTTGAAAAGCCACGTTAAGATTGTCGGCGCGAGCAATGGCACGACGTTTTCTTGTGTGGGTGTTTGCGTTGGGCAGGCTAGCAACAGCTTTGTCTCGCAAGCGCAATTAATAAATGTTAATCTTTCCATGCGTGCGGGCAATACCAGCGACGCCATTCTCTTAACTTCAGTTCAAGACACCGAAATTGGCGGAATCAAAGTCTTTGGTTCCGGTTTTCGTTCTGTATTGAGCATTATATCGGCCGCCGCCACCGGCGGCACGGATAATATAGGCGGCAATACTATATTCAATACGTTTCGCGATATTGACGCTTGGGGCGCGCTGTCAACTTATGGAGTTTATGTAGCTGGTCGATACGGGACTTCCGCGCCACTCCCGGCGCAAGTCGCGACAGTAAATGAATTTCGAAATATCAAAGTTTATGCCACAAACGCTTGTTTCGACTTTGTAAAAGCTGCTGACAGCAATACAATATACAACCCTACATGCCGATTAGGCCAGACAGGCGGCCGCGCGTATGTTGATGCAGACGACCCGGCGTATTCCGGCGTCAATAACTATGTTAATAATCAGCGTTATTATGCGCCTATTATTAGTGTCGCCACTGTTGGCGCTTACACGTATTTTACAGGAAACTGGACCTTTGGTGTAGAAGTCTACGGACTGCTTCAAGATGTGAACCCTGTCACAAACACCATTACGCCCGTAAATTACGGAACGGCTTCGTCATATTGTATACGCGGTCAAAATATCCGTTCTGAAGGCGTCGTTTCGAACGGTAATCTTTTGCTCGGCGATTACTGTAAAGGCTATTACGGAAAAGATAGCTGGATAAACACGGCTGTCTCAGAAGGATTTAATGTCGCTAATACGGTGACAAGCCCTTATAATTATCTTCTGCTACAGCCAGCAACAGAACTGACTCAAGGGACTATTAATCTTCCTTGTGGAAGCCCCGACAGCGCTCTTTTTGCTGTTAACACATTGAAATTAATCACTAGAGTGACTCTAACGCCTTGTTCGGGCGATAATATATCTATTGGCGCCAATCCGTTCCGGTTGGCCGCAAACCAGACAATAAAAATAAAATATCTTGAATCTAGCGGATTTTGGGTTTCGGATTCTGACCCTCCTTCAATAAACGGGAACTTACTTGATTACGTGCCGACCACTGGATTTTCGCTTACTTCGGCAGCGATAGCCGAATACAGTTTTTTGCTTATTAATCCGGTGACGGACTTAGCATCCGGCACAGTTAATCTTCCCTGTAACCGCGACGACAGCGACGAATTTACAATTAGCACGCTGAAACGCATTACTGCATTGACCATTACGGGATGCGCTAGCCCTGCGGACTCTGTGCAGATAGGCACCGGCAAGAATCCATTTTGGATTGATGCTGGCGGCACAGTGACGCTCACTTACGTCAAGGCAAGCTCCACTTGGGTGCCGAAAAACACATCGTCCAATCTCGGCGTCTTAGCTGTAGCAGGCGGCGGCACAGGGCTGTCGCAAGGCACTTCGGGTGGCGTCCCATATTTTTCCGGCTCGTCAACATTGGCGTCTTCGGCGGCCTTGGGGGCTACTCAAGTTGTTTTAGGCGGCGGCGCGGGGGCTGCGCCATACACAGTATCTTCTTTTACTTCAGACAATTCGGGTAATGTCGCCGCTACGTCCCTGAGCGCAACAACGCGTGTCGTTGTGGCAGCGTCTCTTCCTACGATTAGTTCTTGCGGGACATCGCCGCCAGCCGCGACGGCGGGTAGCAGCAATAACGCCGGACAGTTTACACTAGGAACGGCTACACCCACGGCTTGCACCATCACCTTTGCAGCGGCGTACGCAACCCACGCTTACTGCACAGTTACGCCGGCGAGCAATTATACAGGAACCTATTACATAAGCTCGCAGAGTAATACGTCGTTTACAGTGACGTTAGGCACAGGCACAGATAGCGTCGTCTTCAACTATACATGTTTCGGGAACTAACCGTATGACCCGCGA